ATCGCTGTACGTGGACGGGCTCAAGTACTTCAACATGAACGGTTGGCCGGTGTTCGACATCACCGGCATCAGCTACGGCGGTCAGGTGAAGTCCACGGGCGACTTCAACAACGTGACGGGCGACGGCATCGCGCCGCTGCTCAAGTGTTTCAACACCGGCATGTACGTGAAGGTGGGCGACAACGTGCGCCGCGCCTGGGGCGCTCCCTACACCTACCAATCGTTCCTGGCCTGGGACATCCCGCTGTCAGCGAACTCGGACGTGATCGTTTCGGTCGTCTCGGCTCGCACGAACACCGCGCTCGCGATCCAGGGCCGCAAGTCCAGTGAGTACCGCTTCGAGCGGTCGCTGGACTACATCGGCAGCGTCCTCACCGACCAGATCACGGCAACCAAAATCACGGCTTCCGCTGCGGTGGGTGGCTATCCGGAACTGACGCAGTCGATGAAGTTCGTCAACGACCTGACGACGCAGGGCACGACCAATCCGAACCCGACGATCGCTCGCCTGTTGATCCCCAACACCTACGGCGAAGCCTCGCTGCAACTCAGCTACATCGGATAGAGCCATGCAACGACTTGAGACCTACGACAACAAAGAACACCGCGACTTTGCGGTGGTGGCCCCGAACGGCGACCGGATCGCTGTGTTGGAAGACCGGCAGGATGCGCAGACCCTGGCCGAGACCATGAGCACCGAAGGCATGGCGTACACGGTGCTGGACTTACGGAGCTGATATGCCTCATCGCATCAAAGGCTACATCGTTCGCTACTGGATGAGACGCGCGAAAGCGGAAGTCTCTTGGATGGCGCGCTTGTCCTACTTGCGAACGATCTTCAGCGCGATCCTGTGGCACATGGACCCGGGCACCGTACGCGTCATTACTGCGGCGTCTTGTTTTCTCTGGGCGGTGGGCGCCATGCCGTGGTTTGGCTTCCAGCCGTTCGAGCGCAACGGGTACCAGATCCTGGCCAGCATCGCGCCGGGCTGGGTGTGGTCATTCATTTTCCTTGTTCACCCGCTCGCCACCTTCTGGGATTTCATGGTCCGCAAGGATCGGGATTGGTTGGTTGTTGCCCTCAACGCCTACGCCTTCGCGTTGTGGACTGGCACTTCGCTGGCGATCAGTTTCTCTGTCCGTACCTATACGCCCACGACCGGGCCGGAATGGATCATCGCGGCCGTCAACGGATGGCTGTTCGTTGTAGCCAACAAACCTAAGCAGATTCTGGGGTCCGAATGATTGATTGGGAGGCCTACGGGAAGGCCATAGGAGGGGCGGTGAGCGGTCTTGTTTTGGGTGGCCTTTGGATGCGCACGCGCGTCCCTAGGGACAACTTGGAAATCAAGGGGAACACCACTGCCATCGAGATGCTGACGCGCTTGACGGCAGAGAGCGCGCGCTACGCCTCGGATGCGAAGGAGGCTGCCGCCCAACGCATCGCAGACGCGAAAGAAATTGGGAAGCTCTCGTCGGAAAACCAGCGGTTGCAACACGAACTGAACAACACCAATCAGCGTGTGATCGCCCTGCAGACCCGTGTGGAGAAGCTTACCAAGCTGATCGCGACGTACGAGCCGCGCCTCGCCAATGTCTTGGAAAACGAAGACGACCCGCTAACTCAACCGCCGAGCTATTCATGATGAGCAAACTGACCAACATGATCGAGGAACAAGAAGGCCGTAGCAAAACGGTCTACTTCGACTCGCTCGGGTACGCCACCATCGCTGTGGGCTGCCTCGTCGACGCGCGCAAGGGTGGCGGTCTTCGTGATGAGGAGATCGACTTCATTCGGGACAACCGGATTGCGCTCGTCACCAATGACGTGAAGCAGCAGTTCCCATGGTTCGTCGGTCTGAACGAGCCGCGCCAGGCCGTCCTCATCAGCATGTGCTACCAGATGGGCCTTGGTGGCTTGCTTGGCTTCAAGAAAGCGCTGGCTGCCATGCAAGACGAACGCTGGGCAGAAGCCGAGCGTGAGATGCGCGACTCGCAGTGGTTCAAGCAGACACCGGCGCGTGCAGGTCGGATGGGGCGCCAAGTCTTTACCGGGGAATGGCAATGAGCGGCAATCTTGACTGGCTCAAGTCGGTTGTTCCGACCATCGCGACGGCACTTGGTGGCCCGCTGGCAGGTGTGGCTGCGACGTTCGTGGCCGACAAGCTGGGGCTCGGCGATAAGACTGTAGAAGCGGTGCAAGCCGCCATCAGCGGCGCATCGCCGGACCAACTGATCCAGATGAAGCAGATCGACGCGGATCTGCAGAAGTACTTCGCGAGTCTCGACATCCAGATCGAACAACTGGAAAACGCAGACCGTGACAGCGCTCGCAATCGAGAGATCAAGACCGGCGACTCGGCGACCCCACGCAACATCGCCTACATCATCATTTTCGGCTTCTTTGGTGTGCTCATCACCATGATGGTTCGGGGCGTAGCGCCAGATACCAGTGGGGCAACGATGCTGATCGTTGGAGGCCTCAACACCTCATTCGGCGCCGTGATGGGCTACTTTTTCGGCTCAACCAAGGGCAGCGCCGACAAGACCGCCCTGATCGCAAAGGCCGCCTCTGGCGACAAGCACCTACCATGAACATCACCCGCATCAAAGGCTACGGCTGGAGCCCATCGGTCCCGGATTTCCGCGACCACATGTTCTCGGTGCCACGCATCGCCAACCTGCCGGCCAGCGTCGACCTCCGCCCGCAGTGCCCTCCGGTCTGGGATCAGGGGCAGCTTGGCTCTTGCACGGCTCATGCCGCAGCAGGTGCCTACGCCTTCGACCTGAAGAAGCAGGGCCTGCCGGCACTCATGCCGTCTCGCCTGTTCATCTACTACAACGAGCGCACGCTAGACGGCGACGTGAGCTCAGATGCCGGCAGCTACCTGCGCACGGCTGCGAAGGCGCTGAATCAGTTCGGCGTGTGCGACGAAGCCGCTTGGCCGTATGTTGAGACCAAGTTCGCGAAGAAGCCGACTCCAGCGACCAAGACCTACACGCCTGCGAAGAAGCACCTGGCTGCAAGCTACGCGGCGCTCGACAGCACGAACCTCGCTGGGCTCAAGGCCACGCTCGCCTCCGGCCTGCCTTTCATGATCGGCTTCTCGGTGTACGCGAGTTTCGAGAGCGACGAAGTAGCCAAGACCGGGATCGTCCCCATGCCCGCCAAGAGCGAGGCGCAGCTGGGCGGTCACGCCGTGCTGGTTGTGGGTTACGACGACGCCAAGCAGCGATTCATCGTGCGCAACAGCTGGGGCACCGGCTGGGGGATAGCAGGGTACTGCGAGATCCCCTACGCCTATCTCACCAACACCAAGCTCGCCAGCGACTTCTGGGTCGTCAAGGTCGTCAACTAAGGGTAGTCATGTCCATCAACAAACTGTCCCGCGTCAACACCATCGTTGCCGGAGACCTAATCCCCATCGGCTCGGGCGGCCTTGGAGGCGATGCGGTCGCATCAGTCGAAACTCTGACCGACTATGTGGCCGACAAAGTGAACACTGCGTCCGGCATCCCGAACGATTCATCGGTGACGGCTGCGAAGCTCTCGGCTGATGTGGCAACGCTCATCGCCAGCAAGGCGACGCCCGACCAAGTGACGGCGGCCATCACGGCGGCGATCGACGGTCTACCCGACACGGGCGGATCCACGGTGACGCCTGTCGACTTCACGGTGACCGGCGACTTCACGGCCAACCGGCGCATGCCAAAGACGGGCTTTCAGGCTCAGACCGGCGCTTATGCCTTCAACTTCGGAACGACCGGCGCAGTCGAGGATACCGACACCAGCATCTTCATCACGTCCAACGGCAGCTCGATCACGGCGCCTGGCTTCATCGGTGCAGATGCGCTCTCGTCCATCAACTCAGGCGATCAGGTCGTCATCAGCCTTGCGTATAGCGGTGGGCTGAAGATTTGCACGTTGCGCGTGCTGAGTGCGGCAACGACGACCCCAGGCGACACGACCCCGCCAACCGTCAACTCCCGCTCTGTCGCCAACGGCACGCCGACCGTCATCAACCTCACCTTCACCGAGGCGATGGACATGTCCTCGGTCCCGGCGACCGGCGCCTTCGCGGTGAGCGGCAAGACGGTCACGAACTTCGTGTTCGTCGACAGCACGCACGCGAACGTCACGGTCTCGGTGGCCTTCGCCAACGGCGTGAGCGCAACACTCGGGTACACCCAACCCGGCACCGGCAACCTGAAGGATGCTGCCGGCAACCTGCTCGCGAGCTTCACTGGCGCGGTCATCGTCAACAACGTCGCAGCGCCTGGCGACACCACGGCGCCGACCGTCACTACTCGCGCGGTGCAGAACGGCACGCCTTCCGTCCTGAACCTGACGTTCAGCGAGGCCATGAACACCGCAGCCTCGCCGGCCACATCCGCCTTCACGGTCGACGGGCATTCGGTCACGGCCTTCGCCTGGGTCGACACCACGCACGCCAACTTGACGCTCGGCACGGCCTTCGTCAACGGAGAGGCGGCACGCAATCTAGCTTATTCGGTGCCGGGTTCAAGCCCGCTGGAGGATGCGGTGGGGAACGACTTGGCTGCTTTCACCGGCGCGGCCATCGTCAACAACGTGCAGGCAACTGCTGGCCCGACAGTCTCCGATAACTTCAACCGCGCCGACAGCAGTACCTCGGCAGGCCCACTCTGGACGGCGTTCAACGGTGCGGTCCTCGGCATCGAGAGCAACAAGGTCAAGATCTTCAGTGAGAAAACAACCGGCGTCACCGGGGGCATAACCACTCCAACATCTTCCGGCAACGGCACGCTGACCGACACCATCACGCTCGGCGACTACACCACCGGCCAGGGCAATATCCTTCGACTAGTGGACGGCAACAATTTTCTGTTTACTCTCATTGGTAATGGGTTGACCGCTTTGCGAGCGGTCAATTCAGGGTCATCGTTCAGCATTAAGTCGGCGTCCAACACGCTGGCATCGGGTGCGGTTGTGACCGGCGTACAAACCATTCTCAATGGTTCGACGATCACTGTGAAGGTGCCGGGTCAAGCTGATTTTGTTGTTACTGCGTCTGACTTCGCGGCGGCAAGCGACGGTGTCACCGTAGGAGCCGATGCTTTGGTATCTGGTGTCAAGCACGGGATATCGGACAAGGTCATCAACGACGGCCGCCATCAAAACTGGAGCTTCGTTCCAGCATGAGCCGCCTAGGACGCCTCATTCGCCGCAACGCCGTCACCTATGGCGGCGGTGGAACCACTCCGGTCGATCCAGTCGAGCCTGGCGCCTTCAAGCTCTGGTCCGACCCGTCCGCTTGGGTGCCAGGCAGCACCGACTCCGCCGACGTTCCGCAAGCCGGCGAGTCGTTCGAGATCGGGGCCGATTCGGTCATCAAGCTCGACGTCCAGACGCCCGCTCTCGGCAACGTCATGTGCTACGGCACGGTGATCGTCTCGAACGACGTGGACACCAGCATCGACTACCACTCGTGGATGTGGATGCCGGGCAGCAAGCTCATCTTCGGTGACGGCGTGGCCGGCCACTACTTGCGCAAGTTCACGCTGCGACCGCGCGGCACGATCACCGGCAGTACGCCGCGCATGGTGACGGCGACGACCGGCGCAACCCCGGTGCAGATGGGGCAGAACAACACCGGCAGCGACCGCTCAATGATGTTCGAGGATGGCGCCGAAGTGTTGGGCGGTCCGCCCGCACTCGACCACCACTGGCGCCTGGCAGATCATGCGCAGCAGGGGACGAACTTCATCAAGGTCCGCGGCACGGCGAACGTGAAGCAGGGCGACAAGTTCGTGATCGGCACGACCGACTACTACGGGCAGTCTGGCAACTCCGAGATGACGGTCGCCGCAGATTCGACCGGCGACACGATCACGTTCACGACGAATCTCCCTCGCTCCCATTGGGGCAAGCTCCAGTGGGTCACGAAGACGGCGCCGCGCGTCGGCCACCTGAGTCTGGTCGACGAAGGCTGGCGGCCGGCGAATGATGCGCCCTACACCTTCGACGAGTCGGCGCATGTCATCCGCCTGAATCGTCCGATCGTCATCGACGGGTCTATGGACGGCGCGCTCGGCGGCCGGTTCATGATCCACGGCAACAGCGGCACGATCAACATCGACGGCTGGGAGTTCGCCGGCATGGGCGTGCTGGGTACGCAGCAGTGGTATGGCGGTGTCCACCATCACATGACAAGCTACGAGATGCCGGACGGGCCAAACAGCCCGAGCAACGGCAACTACGTGGGCGGCTCCCTGCAGTCCAGCCTGTGCTCCGGACACTTCGTACGCAACTGCTCGGTTCACCACTCGAAGAACCGGGGACATGTGCCTCACGGCTCGAACGGCGTCACATACGATCACAACGTCTTCTTCGACGTTGTTGCTTCGTCCATGTTCTTCGAGGAAGGTGCCTCCCGTAAGTGCACGGTCAACGAGTGCCATTCCATCCTGACCCGGCCATCTGTTGCCCCGTATGTGCTGCAAGCATTCGACGAGGACAGCGACAACCTCACCTCCGTTCTGGCTCGGGCTTCAGCGTTTTGGCTAACGAACCCCGACAACACCATCACGAATAACAGCGCAGGGGATTGCGTCACCGGGTTCTGGAACGCTTTCACCAACGTGAATTTGGACATGGCTGCAGCAGCTGCACCGCTTCCTAACACGAACTACAACGGGTATGGCTGCTTCGGTCTAAGCAAGAACGTCCCCTTTGCCCCAGGCGGCCTAGATATTTTGCTGTGGGATAACAACGAATGCTACGCAAACAGCAAGAAAGGTATCCTCACCGACTTTGCACAAAGTGATGAAGCTGGAAATGTCCAGAGCGACCAGTACCCCTACGCCGGGAGTCCGGCGGATGCGAATCTGCAGACATTGAGCCGCATCAAGATCTGGAAAGCAATTCAAGGGTATCAAAACCGCGTTCGACTTGTGCAGTACAAGAATGCTTCGCATGCTGACGTGTGTGGATCGTTCGCGAACGGCGCCACTCTTTCTCATAGCACCGCACCAAACGGCCTTGGGATTTGCCAGAGTTTGAACGTTACGCCTCGGCCGACCGGGCTAGGGATTGCGACATACGACGCTGTTGCCATGTCGTACAACGGATCGTTAGTGTTCCCAGGGTGGGTCATACATGGCTTCACCAATAATGGCGTTGGCTACGACGATGAATCTGGCGGCAACAATGGCGTGAATGCGCTGACTGCTCGCAGTGCGTTCAAGATGTGGTCGGAGTACCTCTACCCTGTCACCGGCTGGACGCATCGCATTCCCGGAATTGAATTGCTCAACAGCGACTTCGCTTGGAGAACGCCGCCTGACTGGATGATCTACGAAGCGCCGTACAACAAGGTACGCACCGCGCGCTATGACGGCGACTTGGCAGGCTCCGCCAAGATGTATGACGATTACCTTGGTGACGGTACGGCGGGCAAAACGTGGACCTACGACACGCCATTTTGCGTGTACGGTGCCACGGGGCGGGTTGACCCGCTACCACAGGGCACACTCAATGGCGTCCTAATCAACGAAGCGATATTCGGGATCGGCGATTCATATGAAGGCGTCCGTCAGTACGACGGCATTTCTTACGATGCACTGACAGATGTGCGTGGAAAACGTGATACCCGCCGGCTCGATCCTTCCACCTTGGCCGAAGTTGGTCATTGGATTGCTCCTGCAGGGCCTACGCCGAGCGGCGGGACACTCAGTACACACGGAATCGGCTTCCAGCACTTTCCTGTAATGCAAGGCGGGGTTTTCAAGTCCATCTCCCCCGACATTCCGCAGCAGTACTGGTATGAGATTGTCTACGGCGCCAAGGCAGCGGGAACAACCTTCGTTCGTGGAGTGCCGTTCACCGGGAGCAAAACAGCAAAGGTTGCTGCGGGGACCAGCAGCAACGATATGGGTGGCGGTTCAGATTACTATGCCAGTGATTATGCTGCCTCACACAACTTCGCCCGTCGCTATACTACTGCAAGTAGCCTTGCGGACCTTATTTCAGGTGCAGCCAACCGCTTTTGGCAGGACAAGCCAAATAACTATGTCTGGTTCAAGTTTGAGGGTGGTTTAACTCCGACCGCCCAAGCCGCAGAAGGCACCGATAAATACGACTTCAACGAAACCATCGTCGTCGTTTCAGCAGTGACCACACCATGAAGAAACTCGCCACCATCCTCACCCTCACGGCTCTGTCGGCGATTGCCTCAGCCTCCAGCCCGATCGATGCCATGTTCCAGAACTGCCAGAAAGTCATGGAGCCGGGCGTGTGTCGTGTCGCGCTCGACGTCCGAGACTATCCGGTCGGCGGCACGACGCTCATTTCTGGCATTGGCCGCGTCAGCAACTCCTCTATCCTGAAGTTGCGTAACACGCGACTGGACATGGAGCCTGACGGCAAGACGTTCACTATGTGTGCCTTGGCACGGCAGGTCTGCACGGACGACTGGAACAGCGACGACTGCAAGGTGGTGCGCGGATCGTGGAAGCAGACCCCGCCCACCGTGGCGTCAGTGTGGGAGCGGGTCTACGCCTTCCTGTCGTCCGGCCTGCGCGGCTCCCGCTTGTAGTGCCCGTCCCGCCAGCGCTCAAACTCGGCCCGATCCATCTCGGCCTGCGTCTCCGTATTGAGTCGGCGCCACCACGCCCGTAGCCACTGCATCACTCGCATCGCAGTGCTCCCACCAGCGGGGCCAGCGTCGGCGCCAGGCTGTTCCTCACGATGAGCCCGTACATCGCCGCATTCGGATGCGCGAAGTCGGCGAAGTAGGTCTGCCAGGCCGGCACCGTCTGGACGTAGGCGTTCACGTCGGCCAGCGGCAGGGCCAGAGACGCGGCCACGTCGCGCATGCGCTGCACGTAGACGGCGAAGCGCGGGTTGTCGCCTGGGGTGGCGTTGGGCGTCTCGAAGACCATCTGAGGTGAGCCGGAGGCGATCTTGCGCAGCAGGGCCTCGTACTCGTCGATCGACTCGCCAGCGGTGTAGTCCTGGTCGTTGATCCCGTAGTTCACGACCTCGATGTCAGCCGGCCGGCGAACGAAGGCGGCGGCGGTCGTGCCCGAGACGCCGTAGTTCGTCACCTCCACCGCGCCGGGGCCGAAGCGAGCATCCATGTCGGCCTGCAGATCCGCGGAAGGCGAGGGAACTGCCTGGACATGGGTGAAGCTATCCAGGCCAAACTGCGTGCTGTCGCCGTAGAGATTGATGCGAACCGGCTGGATCAGGGTGCAGGCGGTGCCGATGGCGGTGGGGTGGGGGTCGGTGCTGCCGCCTCCGCCGCAGGCTGTAAGAGCGAGGGCGATCAGTGGGTAAATTCCTGCCCACTTCAGGGCGAAACTGGCGGGTCGGGCACTCTGTTCAGTGATTTCTTGCCGGGCTACGGTAGTTTGCCGCGTGCGCTTGCCCGATTGCAAATCCGTGTAGGTCGGTTCGACTCCGGCCCGCGCCTCCATCGTTTCGCACTGACCGGTGGGTAAATTCTTGTCCATCATTTCGCAGCACCGATTGATTCGTTCACGAATTCCCAGTCGTACATGCCCCAAAGGTTGATCTTGGACGGGGCGCGCTCTAGAAGATCTGCGTTGGTCAACAACCATCTGCCGATTGCCTCTGAGACGCGGCCAACGCGTTTATAGCCACCAGCCCGAATGAGTTGCCCTGTTCCGTCTTTCACCAAGTGCCGGCCCCTGTCATTAATGCCGGCGTAAAACCCCAACGCCCAAGGATCACCTGGGTCTCCATCTTGATACTTGGTGGCAAGAACGTAGTCGCCGACGCTGGGGGCCAAGGGTTGGGCTGATTCTTCACTCACGCTCGTTTCCTTCCAATCGAATTGATCGCATCGTTCAGCACTTCATCCCGCAGGTGCGCGTATCGGCCCGTGGAGGCCTGTGACTTGTGCCGGAGCACCTTGCCCACCACGAACAGGCTGTGACCGCTGCTGACGAGATCCGAGGCCGTCGAGTGGCGGATGTCGTGGAACCGAACATGCTCCAGCCCTGCGGCCTTCCTGGCAGCCCTGAAGTGGTACCCAATGATGTACCGGGTCGGCCAGGTGTAGTGCACCAACGCCCGCACCTTCGGGTGAATCATGATCCGCACGGGGTCTCCGTTCTTCGAGTCCGGCAAGACGAAGTGATCGTTTTCCACTGAAGCGGCGGTTATCTCTCCCATCCGCATACCGCTGTAGAACGCGATGCGAATCAGCGCCCGCACCTCCCAGCTCTGACAGCATTTCGCCAGCCTCAGCATCTCAGCGCGGGTGATGTACACATGGCGCTCGTTCCGCACGGACGGGAATTCGATGCCGGCGCCTGGGTCTTGGTCACACCAGCGCTTGCGCTTCCAGGCCCATCGGCAGGCCGAGACGAGGTAGCGCATGCGGTTCTTAAGCGTGGCCGGAGCGAGCCTGCCTCGGTTCTCGTCAAGATACTTGGCGCAAACTTCGCGGAGCTGTGACAGGCGTCGACCGATGAACCACGGGCGCACCGCGTCGACCTCCTTCATCTGCGCGTCTCCGTGCTTCAGCTCTGGTGCGCGTTCTCGGAGGTAACAAGCGACAGCTTCTTCGATGAGCTTGTCGGTGCCTTCGACCCCGGTTGCCGCCGCGTAGAGCTTCGCAGACTCTTCCCGGTCGAACTTATCGGCTTGAGCTTGATTCCAGCCTGCCGGAAGGCTTTTTCGTACTCGGATTCGTTGTCCATCGATACGACGCGAGAACTCAAACTCGAAGCGAGTGCGACCCTGAGCGTCCTTGAAACGACTGACTGACATTTTTCTTTGTACTCGGTGACGGCTTGGGGGTCGAATCGTATCGCCCGGCCGAACTTGAAAGAGGCGAGGGAGCCATCAGCGGCCAAGGCGTACACCTTGCGTGCGCTCAGGCCGAGCTGGGCGCCAACTTGTTCTGCGGTCAGCATGTCGCCTCCTTCGGGGTCAGCAGGGCGGCCAGTTCGTCGCGGGCGGTGGCGATCAATTTGAAATCGCGGCGCGCTGCAACGCATCTCCGGCCAAGACCGTCGGGCGGGTACTGACCATAGATGGCTTCGACGTTCGCTGTTTCGATTCGCACTAGGTCTTCGCCAACCTCAAGCGCCTCCAGCACCCGCTTCGCCAGTTCTTCGGGGATGGGGATCATGGGTTGGGCTCCTGCGCAAGACCACGCCAAGGCTTGGCCTGTGCATTATCGAAATAGATGCCTCGGACCTCCATCGCGCATTCGACCGTATACCCCGATACGCTCCAAATTTTTCCATCCCAGTGGGCGTAGACAATCCCACCTATCCCACCATTGGCAGCCTCGATTAGCCGCTCATAAACTCCTGGATGCACTGGTTTTATGGTTCCGCTGAACCATGGGGTAACTGCTTGGGTGCTCATGGCTTGGGCGCCTCCGGTGCTGCGGCCAGCATGTCACGCCAGTCGCTGCGAGTGATGATCTCGAACTTCTCGCGTGACTCGTGCAGGAAGCTGTTCTCGACAACGGCGTCGATCATGGCCTGCGTCGGCTCAATCGGCACAAGTCGCCACCCTTCCGGCACCCCACTTGCCGCCGGCTGATTGGCTCGGTCGTGGGCGATGGCTTGCCTCCATGCTTGCCATGCCGAATATTTGCCGACATGCCCGTATCCTCCTTCTAAATCAAGAAACGAAATCGACCACCACTTTTCAAAATCAGCACGCATTTGGTCGGCTCGCACTTGTCCTGGTGTTTTGGTGGTCATAGTGAGCAAACACGACACGTCGTGCTCCGATTTGATTTGCGAAGTGGTCTGCCGCTGGCGAATTCGGCGGCAAGCTCCTTCATTGAAGCCGGCCAAGTGTCGCGACCGGCCGATCGAAAGGTGTGACCCGTAGAGGCCTCTAAGGCTTCGCCTTGCGCCCACTGCTCCGGCCATTGATCGTGCAGCGCCTTCCACTCTTCAAGGCGCTGGTAAGGGCATACCGCGCAGTCCGTGCGGTCCGGGATGGTGATGCCCATCTTCGCCAAATAGCGCCACACGTCAGCTTCCGTCCATCCGCGCTCACGCAGCGGGAATCGCACTAACATGTCCTCTCCGAAGATGCCGCGCCGCATCTCTTCATCGGCCCGTAGGCCGACATACAGCACCGAGTTATCCGGCAGCGATTCCATGTAAGCGATGGTTGGCTCGATCTTGAGGATGCGAGTGCACCAGCGCATGCGGAAGTTCGGCAGCGCGTTCATCTGTTCGCACAACTCGATCAGGTTTGACGTGTGAGTGACTGGCTTAATGGGCTGACCCAGCAGGCGCTCCAGCCGAGCCCAGTGCTCAAGCATCGGCGGCAACTCATTGCCGGTGCGGTTGCAGATGAACTCGTACTCTCGTGGCTCGTTCTCGACCAGCCACAGCGCGAGGGCTGTGCTGTCCTTCCCGCCGGACAGGCCGACTACATGTTTCGGGCTCATGCCTTTGGCTCCTGAGTGGTTTTGCCAAGCGCTTTTGCTACAGCGGCCCGCGCCTTTGCGATAGCCTCGACTTGATCATCCTTGCCGTCGCCCATCAGCACATGCTCCATATCGGCGTCGAAAAGGTCTTGCAGCGCTTCCAGCAGATCGGGCGCTGCAGCCATAAGCCGCGCGTTCGCTTCAACCTCTTTGCCAGCTCCGTAGGCGGTGGCAACACAAGGGTCAATGCTTACTTGATTCCGCAGCCCGGTTGCTCCTCCGACAACCCACGGGCCTGGGGTGTATTCGCTCATGCCTTTGGCTCCTGCTGGGGTGAGCGGGCGGAAAGCCTTCGCAGCATCTCGGCCGCGTACTTGTCCTCTACTTCACTGTGCCGGCGCCACTTCGCGTCAAGCCATTGCGCCAACCGCTCAGCGGTGTAAGGCTCGCCGTCTTCGTCCAGCCGCTCTACGTCTGGGGACGAAAGCGGTCCTGCGTACATGGCTCGCTCATTCCAGCCGCGCAGAAAAGCTTTGTTGAGCTCTACGTCTGGAGATGGCGGCTGAGGGGAGAGGGCTGAGCCGCGCGTTTCGTAGCCCATCATCGACATCTGATGCCTTGTGTAAGACGTTTCCCCGGAACACTGCCAATATCCGGTCAACTTGTTGCGCCACTCCCAGGCATCACTGTCGGTCGGCTTAGTCTGCTCGGCTTGCGCGGCGGCAAGGGCGGCAGACACGGCGGTGCGGGCGTATTCGCGCATCTGGTCGGCAGTGAACGTCCGAACCTCATACTTGCGCATCACCGAATCGATCACGTATGAGACCTGATCCGGCTCCGGCAGTTCTGGCAGCGCCTCAACGGCCTTCGGTGCGGGGGTGTTTGAAGTGGTCATGCTGTTGCTCCGGTTGCCTTCAGCGCGGCAATTGCCTCGTCGATGTCTGCTCGATCGCACAGCATCCGCAACTTGCCCCCGGTGTAGGCTTCGAGCAAATTGACATGCGCCAGCAAAAAATCGAGGCGTTTGGAATCTGCGGAAAGCTTGGAGATTTCGACATAGTGCGCGTCGAGTTCTTCAAGAAGGTCTCGGTACTCGCTAGCTCGAAAATAGTTGTCGCCCGAAATGCAGTTCTCGATGAACTCACGCCACGGGTTATAAATCGATACGGAATCGGTCATGGACGTTCCTTCAACCAAACCCAGGGGGAACACGGCCTGAGCCTTTACTTAGCGTATGGGGATGCGTCGACGTAGCATCGCGCAGCAGCGAACCGCTCATCCCAGCCTTCTCTACAGCCTCTACAGCCACCCGGTTTTCTACGAAGCCGGTCGGGTGCATTGCAAGCACGACTTCATCGCTGACCTGGTCAAAACGCCAGTCGGGGCGATAGAACATCACTGGATCGTGCTTCGTACTGTGATTCGAAAGCCGTTGCCCAACGAGGCGCTTGTCGTCAATCGCTAGGCACCGGAACACGACAGCTCGGTAGCTGGCGTCTGAAAGGTGTCGAATACACACGACGCTGAAATAGTCGTTCACTTGCGGGAATTGATTTTCCATCAATCTCTCCTGTGTTTTCCCGCCTCATCAGCGGGGTAGGGTCAGCGCCCCGAGCGCAACCTCAGGCCTATTCCGGCCGGTTCAGGTCAATGCCAGCGAGATGCTCCAAAGTAGGGGTGTCTGCTGCAACGGCCGGTCACCGCGCGTGCGGCGCGCTGGTAGTGGTCAGTCGTGCTTAGCGTCGAACAGCGGCTTGTTGTCGGGCTCGCCGAACAGGGCCGAGTCGGGGATGCTGAGCAGGTCGTCGAGCTGTTCGATCACCACCGTGACGTAGGCGCCGGCCGCGTCCGCCAGCGAGTGCGACTGCGGGCTGTTCACGAGCTTGAGCACCGACTTGACGTCGGTCGGGCCCTTGAACTGCACCGACTCGACTTCGGCGCGGAACGTCACGCGGCCGTTGCTCGCGATGATGTCGACGGCCTTCTTCACCGCCGCGGTGAGGTCGTCGTGGACGTAGCCGAGGAACCGGGTCTGCTCGTCTTCGCTCATTTGCGTCCAGACCACGGAGGCGCTCTTGAACCGCTTCATGCAGGCGTTCAGGAGGTCGCCCATCATGAATTCCTTCGTGTGCTCGGTGCCGCCCCACTCGGTGTCGATGATCTCGCCGGTGGTTGTGTCGATGGCTTCGTTCTTCATGGGTGGTCCTCAGGTGGTGGGGAGTTGCTGCTGCTCGGGGCCGACGGTCTCGACCTGCACGCCAGCGGAGGCCAGGCGGTAGATGTCGTCGGGCTTCGCGACCTCGGCTTTGAACTGGTCCTTCGTGACGTGCTGCACGGCGGTGGAAGGGTGGCCGGCGCGCACGAGGCGTTCCTTGTTGGTGGCGGTGTCGCGGACGACGTAGAGGCGGGCTGAGCTCATGCATGCTCCAGTTGGGGGGAAGGGGTTTCGATCGGCGCGCGCAGCACGGCCACGTTGGCGGCCACGCGGGCAGCGAACAGCTCGAGGCCGGCGGCCAGGGCCTTGATGTACTTCTCGTCGCGGCGCACGCGCTCGATGAACAGCGCCTTGCCGACCGGCTCGAGCTGCGGCGCGTACATCACGAAGTCGACCCACTGCCGGCCGGTGATCCACAGGCCGCCCTGGATCTGGTCCATGTACTCGGACAGGTCGCGGTCGCGCCACATGGTGATCAGCTTCTCGGGGCTCGACAGGCACTTGAACTCGACCGCGCCGTCGGTGCCGATGAAGCCGTCGGTGGAGTAGCCGTAGCGGCCGTCGTCGGTCACGGCCACGCCGGCCTCCTCGACCACGTTGCCGGTCTCCTGCTCGTAGGCCAGGCGCGCTGCTGGCTCGAGCTCGATGCCGCGCTTCATCTGCCAGGTGACGAACTGCTCGTCGGCCGGCTGGCCGGTGACCCACTCGAGCGCCACCTGCGCGGCGTAGGTGTTCGACTTCGACGTCGGCACGCCCTTGGCCGTCGTGTCGCAGGCGTCGCGGAACTTGGAGGCGGTCGTCACGCCGAGCCGGGCCTCGAGCCACTCGGCCGAGCCCTGGATGCACTGGATGAGCTTCATGGCCGGCCCTCCGCGCGATCCATGGCGGCGACGAACGGATCGATCTCGCCGGTCTCCGGGTCGACCGCAGGCTCGTCTCTCACGTCGGCAGCCATCCCGTCCGGGTCTGGGCCGTTGGCCGGCTTGTCCGCCTCCACCGCCCGCGCCTTGAACGCGTTGTGCTCGCCGGCCAGTGCCTTGCGGCCGTCCTTGCCGATCTCGGTCCAGAAGTCGGCATAGGCCTGCATGCCGTTGTCGGCTGCAGCACCTGCTTGCGCCATCAGCTCGGCCGAGGCGGTCACCACCTGCACGGCGGGCCGGTTCGGCGCCGGCGGGGACGGCTCGAAGTCGCGCACCTCTTCGATCACCTGCATGCCCTTGAGCACGTCGGTGAAGACGTCGCGCAGCGCAAAGGCCCGGGCCCGCATCTGCTTCATCCGCTTCGGGCTCGTCGCCCACGGCCCTTGCTTGCCCAGCAGGCCGGCCTTATTCGCATCCTCGTTCGAAAAGGTGCGGGTCTGCTCCTCCTCGCCGCGCCGCTTCGCGCGGCACACCGCAGTGCCGTCGGCGGTCTCGTGCTCGAGCACGTACTCGCAGATGCCGGAGCCGCGCACTAAGGCCAGCAGGGCGTCGCCCCACATCGAGGGCCGGCCGTTGATGACCGCGATGCCCTGCAGTGCCTGCAGCGGCTTCAGGCCCACTTCCGCGCCCCACTGCATAGCGATCAGCACGTTGCCGGGCTTGCCCTTGTAGTCCTTGGGCACCATGTCGCTGTCGGCCAGCACGTCGGCCAGGCGCCATGCCTCCTCGAGATTGCGCGGGGCCATGCTGAAGGCGGGCGCCGCGACTGCGACGGGCTGGGGTTTGTGTTCGATCAGGTCGTTCATGGGTTTCTCAGAAGGGGACGTCTTGAAGAAGGCGTGTGTGCCGAACAGCGTCGACCTCGAGCGCGTCCGTGGCTTGCAGCACGTAGAAGACTTGGCCGCGATGTAGCGTCGCCAGTCGACGAGCCTCCATGTGCGCGGAATGCTCGGTGTCGTGCCTCTTTCGCGGCATCTGCCCCTGCGGGTTCCACACCAGCCAGAAGGCGTTGTCGTCGGTACTGTTTTTCATAGCTTTCCGCTTTCAAAGATGAGGATGAGAGACCAACCGAGGACGGCGAACCACGCCGCGATGACGCAGAACACGGCGATCTGCCACAGCTCGTCGCCCCACGTCAGCGGGTGCATCGAGAAGCTCATGGACTCCTGCTCGTCCCACTGGATGTAGGGCTCGGCGTCGATCGGCGCCGTGTCGAGAAATTGAGGGTGGGCGCTCATGCTGCGAACCCCCAGGGGAAGACGGCCGACACCTTCAGGGCGATGAGGAACACCGCGGCGAAGAACAGGCGCATGCGCATTGAGGTGCGGGGATGGTTCATTGCGCACCCCCGAGGCTCAGCTCGTGCAGCCGCATGCACTCGTGCCCAAGCCACGTCACGTCGGCCGCGCAGATCAGCGGCAGCACGTCGACGTCCTCGACGCAGATCGACTCGATGTCGAAGCCGCCGTTGTCGCAGTAGCCGTCGCTGTCCGGCGTGTACTCGCCGGTGATGACCAGCTCCACGCCCTTGAACTCCAGCGTGATCGAGACCGTCGGTTTGCGCCAGGCGCTCAGCTCGCGCAGCACCGATGGGGCCAAGCGGGGGATGTCGTTGAAGCGGGCAGGCTGGGCCGCCTTGTGAGCGCTGTCGAGGAACTTCTGGTCGTGGTGGACCTGGGGGAATGCGCCGTTCATCTGGTGCTCCTGGTGTTTGCTGAACCGATGAAGCAATTAAATCATGCTTTCAACGCATTGTGCAAGCATTCTTTCAAATGAGGGGAAACGATATGCTTCGCGAATGCGATTCATCCCCGTCCTGTTGCTGCTGATCTCGTGTCTCGACGCCTCCGCCTACGAGCGCTCACGCGTCGTCCGGGCGGAATTCATGCGTGAACACCCATGCCCCGAGACTGGCGCGCGCCGCGGCGCCTGCCCACCTTCAGCAGCCGCGCCGCCATGGCGCAGTTCCCTGCGGTCATCGCCTTCGTCTTGCCGCTGATGACCTGGCCCACCGCCTGGACAGAGATGCCGAGCTCTTCCGCGAGCACGGCCCGATCCACCTGAGCAAGGCTCAGGGCGGAATCGAGGCGGTCGCCGAACGTCATGAAAGCAAGCTTACAGACGATGCCATCAAGCATGGTTGCACACCTTGGCTAAAGCATGCTTTAATAAGGCATGGACAAGATTGAAGCCCTTCGATTGCTCGGTGGCACCGCCACCAGCGCTGCCGCAGCTATCGGCATTTCGCCGCAGGCTGTCTCCCAATGGCCCGCCCGTCTCCCACCGGCAATCGCCGATCGAGTCCAGGCAGCGATCGCGAGGAAGCACCTCGCTCCCGAGTTGATCGGCGCCGGCGCCAAGCCAGTAGACGGCGGGGAGCGTGTCGCTCCAGTTGGGGTGTGAAGTGGATGCCATGACTGCATCACAACCCACCCCGGCTGAGAGGGCCAGAAAGGCTCAAGTCGTCGTCTTGCGCGCGCTCTCAGAGCCTGGCAGGCAGACATCAATCGCTTCCAGCATGGGAGCCAGCGAGAGCACCGTCAGCCGCCTCAAGAACGAACACCTCGAGAGCTTCTGCCTGATGCTCGCGTTCGCGGGCCTGAAGATCGTGCCCGCCGAAATGCGCTGCTTCTCGCCCGACAAGGTGCAGGCGCTCCTCACGTTCTCGAAGGCCTACATGGACACCATCCATCGGCCGGATCAGCTGGTGTGGGGGGAGGAGGCTTGAACTATTTCGAGCACCACATCGGCGACTACGACGCTGACACGGCCCACCTCTCCTGGGTCGAGGACATGGCCTACACGCGGCTCCTGCGCCTGTACTACCGCAAGGAAGCACCGATCCCTGCTGACGTTGGCCAGGCCTGCAGGCTCGTGCGCGCCACCGGCAAGGAACAGCGCGAAGCAGTGGCCGCAGTGCTGGCCGAGTTCTTCATCCTGCGCGAGGACGGGTGGCACCAGCGCCGCGCCGACTTCGAGATCGAGCGCTACCAGACCAAGGCGGCACGGAACCGAGAGGTTGGAAAGCTGGGCGGCAGACCACCGAAAAATAAAACCCAGACGGAACCCACAGGAAACCCAGATGGTTTCTGCGAGGAACCTAAACATAACCCTCCCCAGACACCAGACCCCATACCCAATAACCAAGAGAAGAACGCGCCTGGTGGTTCTTCAACCCCTCCCGCACGCACGTTGGGCGCTCAGGCCTCGATGCGGATGAAGGACGCCGGCATGGCAGGCGTGAGCCCCTCGCACCCGAAGCTGATCGCGCTCCTCGACGCCGGCATCACCCTCGACGAGCTCGCCGATGCAGCCGCCGACGCCGTGAGCCGCGGCAAGCCCTTCGCCTATGCCCTGTCGACAGCCGAGGGCAGGAGGCGCGACTCCGCCACCGCGCCGCTGCCGGCTGCGGGTGCGACCGAAACGCCATGGCAACGCTCCCAGCGCGAACGAGCCTTCGAGCTCTCCGGAGGCCTCGCCGCACGCAAGGCACCAGGCGCCGCCAACACCCACGACACCTTCGACATGGAGCCCACCAATGGCCCTCGACTCGCGATACGTTGACCGGATCTTCGCCCGCCTCATGGTCCGCTACGGCACGGCCTGGCTGCGCATGTGGGAGGGCGTCGACCCCGAGGCCGTGAAGGCCGATTGGGCGCAGGAACTGGGCGGCGTCTCGCCCGAATCGATCATCCACGCCCTCGACCACCTGCCGCCCGAGAAGCCGCCCACCGTCGCCGTGTTCCGCGCCCTGTGCATCGCGCGCAACCAGCCCGGCCCGCTCGCGCTGCCCCCGGTCAAGACCGACCCCGAGGTGCTGCGCCGCATCCGCTCCGCGTTCAACCGTCGCCCCGAGCGCGACCCGAAGGACTGGGCCCGCCTGCTGCGCCGTCGCGAGGAAGCCGGCGAGCGTCTGTCGGCCTTCCAGCGCGCCTCGTGGCGCGAGGCGCTTACCCACGAGATCGAGGCCGAGCAATGAGCCTCGCCGAAGCCCGCCTGACCCTCGACGCCGTGCGCGATGGCGTCGACGTGCCGTTCACCGCGATCACCGAAGCGTTGATCGCCACCGGGGACTACGTGCCCATCCAACCGAGAGGAGAGAGCGAATGAAAGAGCCCCTGCAGCACTACCGCGACGTGAACCTGGCCCGGCGTGCGATCGAGACCGATACGACCGCGCGCAGCCAGAGCGACCTGGAGATTGTCGAGCACCTCAAGGCCGTCGAAGTGCTGCTGATCCAGCAGCACATGGATGCCACGAAGCGCAAGGGAGAGGGCGCATGAACTGCAAGCAAGGGGATCTGGCGATTATCGTGGCCAGCTGCAAAGAAAACTTGGGGCTGATCGTCCTTTGCATCCGCCCGACCGAAAACTTGTGGAGAAGTCGGGATGGAACCATCGATGACTGCCCAGGCTGGGTCATTGACCGTGATGTGGTTGATTGGATGGGCGGCAAGGACAACCACATCGAGGATGCCTGCCTTCGCCCCATCCGCAACCCGGGCGACGACGCCACCGACGAGACGCTCGCCTGGAAGCCGGTGCCGCGCCTGACCCGCGAGTTCCTCGAGCGCTTCGACCAGGCGTTGATCGAGCAGATTTGGGGTGCGACGTGAGTTTCGCGCGCGCCTGCGCGGGTTTCGTCGCCATCCCGCTGGCTTTCATCCTCCTCGCGATCGTGCTGGCGATCAGCCTGCTGCTCGCGGTCCTGTACCACCTCGTCTTCGAGACCATGCCATGACCTACCCCACCTCGCACCCCTTCGCGGTCTTCAACGAGAACCCGGCGCATCGGTACCAGAGCCGGGCCGAGCCCGACTCGCCGCAGCAGCGAGCCGTGAAGACGAAGGCAACTAAGCCGGACGCCGAGCACCCGATCCGCAAGCAGGCCGCGATCGAGGCGAAGCTGGCGGCAGCCCGCGCAGCACGGGTGCCGAAGGAGCGCGGCAAGTGCCCAATGTGCGCCGAGCCGATGGGCCACGGCAACCGGCATTACAGGCTGTTCGAGGACGGCTTCAGGCAGTTCGTGTGCACCACCTGCAGCGCAGCGATGCCGAAGCGGGCGCACGATCGGAGGAGCAAGGCATGAGGCTGCTTGCGATCGATCCGGGGACGACGGAGAGCGGGTACATCTTCGTCAAGGACGGGCTTCTGGAGGCCAGCGGGGTGCTCCCGAACGAGGACACCCTGCGGATGATCCTCGACGCCCGATGGCTCTCGGAAACGCCAACCCTCGCCATCGAGATGATCGCCTCCTACGGCATGGCCGTCGGGAAGGAAGTCTTCGAGACCTGCGTGTGGATCGGCCGCTTCCAGCAGGCCTGGCACACGCCCGAGGCCGTGAAGCTCGTCTACCGCCGTGACGTGAAGCTCGAGCTGTGCGGCAACGCGCGAGCGAAGGACGCCAACATCCGCCAGGCGCTGCTCGACCGCATCGGCCCGCAGGGCACGAAGAAAGCCCCAGGCCCCACCTACGGTGTGAAGTCGCACGCGTGGGCTGCGCTCGGGGTCGCGGTGGCGGCAGGAGCATTCGCATGACCTGCCCCGCCTGCCAATCCGCCGCCCTCAACTGGCGCTCCGGCGCCGTCCAAGCCGACTGCAGGGGCTGCGACGTGCGCGAGGTGGCGCAAGCCCCGCGGCACGTCCGCGAAGCCCGCTACACCGCTATCCGGCAGAACCACGGCTACGGCATCGCGCTCGCCTTCCGCAACGACGTGAACGCAGAGTTCGCGCGGATCCAGCGGCTGAAGATCGAGGAGCAACCCTGATCCCCGCCCGCGTCGACTGGTTCCGCGTGCTGACCGACCTCGACCGGGCCGGCTACAGCCTGCGCATGGTGGCCGCCACGCTGCAGATCCCCTACGAGACGCTGCGCAGCCGCCGGGCGGGCAGCGAGCCACGGTTCCAGGACGGGGAGGCCATCGTTTCGCTGTGGTGCCGGGTGAAGCAGCGCGAGGTGGAGGCGATACCGCGGCTGGCGGGCGGGCAGTCGCTGAGTGCGGCTAGAGTGCGATGAAGAACCTGAAATGCAGAGGAGAAAAAATGCGTTGGCAACCAATCGAAACAGCACCGCGCGATGGAAGTGCGGTTCTTGTGATGCGCGACATCTGGCCAGGAAGCCCCACCGGGCGGGCCCGAGATTGCAATGAGCACAACACCTACGTCGCGGTATGGTGGGGCGACGAAGCCGAAGGAGGCGCATGGGTCTGTTACATGGACATGATCGAAGACCCTGATTGCCCGATAGAGCCGACCCACTGGATGCCGCTGCCTGCACCGCCGATCCAGCAGGAATCGGAGTTTGGCAAATCATGAGATTTCAACCCCCGCACCCGTGAACACTGCGGGCTCAATCGCTGCCATCAGCAGGAGCCCGCACATGACCCGCAAGACCTCGACCCCCGGCGACACCTCCGATAACGCGGGGCTCCCTCCTGCCGACGCCTTCCAGGCCGACACGACCGCCTCCGACGTCTCGGACACCACCGACTCCTCGTCGGCCGCTCCGAAGACCACGATGCCGCTGGCCGGCACCATGGAGCAGCAGATGGCCGCCGTGATGGCCCAGCTCAAGGAACAGGCCGACGCCATGGCCGATCTGCGCCGCCAGAACGGCATGCTGGTCAAGCAGCTCAACGCGAGCGCCGTCGACATGCCCGAGCCCGAGGAACTGCCGACCGTGGCCGAGGCCATCGCCTCCAACCCCGACGCGCCGGTGTTCACGAAGGAAGGCTGGCACGTCCCCGCCGTCACCACCGCCAACCCCATCCAGCGCCGCTGAGCGATGTGCGGAGGCTCCAAGCCATCGGTGGTGAAGACCGATCCGGTGGCGGACAACGACAAGATCGCGGCCCAGGCCGCCGTGGCTGCAGCCGCTGACGCTGCCACGCGCAAGAAAAGCCGCCGCGCCTCGGCTCTGACGGTAGGCGCCGGGACCACCACCGGCGGCGCGAGCGGCGACAGCGTGCTCGCCTACGGCAAGACGACTCTCGGCAGCTAGAACCCGATGGGCAGGCGCAGGAGTGCCCCACAACCGGCGCAGTCAGCGATGCAACGAAAGCTCGGCGGGTGGTCTTTCCTGGTTTCTCCCACCCCCTGATCGACAGGCGCTGACACCCAATGGCTGAGCCCCAATCCACCCCCGATCGACTGCTGCGCCGCATGAGCGCGCTCGAGGGGTTGCGCCAGCCCTACGAGTCGGAGATGCGCACCTGCTTCGACTACACCTACCCCGAGCGCAGCAGCGGCCTCGAGGGCGGCATGGTGACCGGCACGAACGACGCGCGCGGCAAGCGGGCGCAGATCTTCGACGACACCGTGAAGGACGCCGGCCGCACGCTGGCAAGCTCGGTCATCGGCGGCATGACGCCCGCGAACAGCATCTGGTTCGGCATGGACGCAGGCGGCAGCGAGCAGGACGTCGAGGCCCGGTGGTTGAGCGACGCGAGCCAGTTCCTGTTCGACAACATCCACTCGGCCAACTTCGACAGCAGCAGCTTCGAGTGCGCGATGGACATGGTGAACGGCGGCGGCTACTTCGTGCAGTACATCGAGGAGGCGCCCGAGGGCGGCTACCGCTTCGAGCAGTGGCCGGTCGGGCAGTGCTTCATCAGCAGCACCCGCAGCGGCGGCCGCGTGGACACCATCTATCGCCGCTTCACCATGACCGTGGAGCAGTGCGTGTCGGAGTGGGGCGTGGACGCCATGAGCGAGCGCACCCGCGAGCTGCACGCCACCAACAAGCTCGACGAGCCCGTCGACATCCTGTGGAGCATCGAGCCCCGCCAGGCGGTGAAAGCCGGCGGCAGCGCCAAGCTCGCGAAGAACAAGCCGTTCGCCTCGGTGAAGCTCGAGGTGGGCGCCAAGCATGTGATCGTCGAGTCGGGCTATGACGAGTTCCCGTGCGCCGTGCCGCGCTGGATGCTCATTCCCGGCTCGCACTACGCCTCGTCGCCGGTGTCGGCCTGCCTTGCCACCGTCAAAACCTTGAACAAGATCAAGGAACTGGACCTCATCAACTTCGAGATGAGCGCCTACGGGATGTTCAAGGCGAAAGACGACGGGGTGCTCAACCCGTTCACGACCGTGATCGGCCCGCGCCGCGTGGTGGTCGTGGCTGACATGGAGAACTTCGAACCGATCCAGCCCGGCGGCAACGCCCAGCTCTCGCAGTTCGTGGCGGCCGACATGCAGGCCACAATCCGCAAGATGATGCTCGCCGACGTGCTGCAGCCGCAGGACGGGCCGGCCATGACCGCGACTGAGGTGCATGCCCGCATGATGCTGCTCCGGCAGCAACTCGGCCCGATCTTTGGCCGCCTGCAGGCTGAGTGGCTGCGCGCGCTGATCGAGCGCTGCTTCGGCATCGCCTACCGAGCGGGCGCCCTCACGCAGGCGTGCGGCCCGATCCCGCAATCGCTCACGAACCGCATCGTGAACGTGCACTACAGCTCGCCGCTGGCCCGCGCACAGAAGCTCGAGGAAGTGGTCGCCATCGACTCGTGGGTCACCGGCCTGGTCCAGTACGCAGGCGCCACGCAGGACATGAGCGGTCTCGACGAGATCGACCAGACCTTCGTCGCCGAGTTCAAGCGCGAGGCGTTGGGCGTGCCGAGCCGCGCGCAGCGCACCGAGGATCAAGTCGCGCAGATCCGCCAGCAGCGCATGCAGGCCCAGCAGGCCGCCCAGCAGCAGGCTCAGCAGCAGCAGATGCAGACAGCAGCCGGCGAAGCGGTCGCCAAGCAGGCAGCCACAGCACAGGGGTAACCCATGGTCGACTTCACCCTCAAGCCCGAAGGCTACGACGTCCCGCCCATCAGCACCTTCAACATGGCCGCGCTTTCGGCGGCGCTGACCGCGCTGCAACAGAAGGTTACGGCGCAGGACACGACCCTGAGCACGGTCGCGACGACCGTCACGACGCAGCAGCAGGCGCTGGTGGACCTGCAGGTGTCCAACGCGGCGCGCCTGACCAGCACCACCTCGCACACGGTCGGCGCCGGCGGCCTGACGACGGTCACCTTCACCAGGTCATTCGACCTGTTCCCAGGCTGCACCGGCCTGCGCGTCGAAGCCAGCGACAGCGCCGGCGCGGTGGAGTTCAGCGTCAAGAGCTGGATCCAGGACGCGAACGGGAAGTACACCGGCTGCGTGGTCCGGGCGAAGCGGCAGCAGCTGCTGCCCGGCATGTCCGGGCTCACGCTGGTCACGGCCGTCATCTCCGCGCTCGCGAACTTCGACGTGTTCGGCGGCAGCGCGGTCGGCACGCAGTTCACCTGGATCGCCGTCCAGCGCAGCGCATGACGGACGACACCAACAAACTCAACGCCGACCGGCTCGCCCGCGCCGCGAAGTACCGAGTCGTTTTCTCCCTCAACGTCACCGGCCGCGAGGTGCTGGCCGACCTGGAGAAGCAGTTCGCCAAGGCGCCGGACCTGAGCGGCACGCAGGAGGCGATGCTGAAGTCCTACCTGCGCTCGGCCCAGCGCGCGATGCTCGACCACATCCACATGCAGATCCACATCGCCGAGCAGGGCGACCCGCTCGACATCCCTGAAGCCACCACCGGAGAAGCACCATGACCGAAGCCGTCGTCACCGAGACGCCAGCCGCAGCACCCGCCGCTGCACCAGCAGCAGCCCCAAGCCCAGCACCGGCTGCGGCGCCCACGCCGGCGCCCGCTGCAGAGACGCCCGCTGCCGCGCCGGCACCAGCAGCACCGTCCGCCCTGGCCGCGGCCGCCGAGGAACTGCCCGACGACCCGACGAAGCCCTGGGTGCCGCCCGAGAAGTACCAGGTGAAGAAGGAGGACGGCACTCTCGACCTTGAGGCCACCGCACGCAAGATGGACGGCGCGCGTCGCAACCTGGAGATGCGCCTCGGCTCCGGCGACGTCCGCCCGAAGACCGCCGACGACTACACCTTCAAGCCACCCGAGGGTATGGAGGAAGCGTTCGACCCGAGGGACGAGGGCATCGCCAAGTTCAAGCAGGAGGCGCACAAGCTCGGCCTGAGCCAGAAGCAGTTCGAGTTCGTCATGGGCTCCTATGCCGAGCAGGCCGCCAAGCTCGTGCAGGGTGCGGCCGGCCTGGACACTGCCGGAGCAACCGCTGCGCTACGCGAGGTGTGGCCGACCCAGGAGTCGTTTACGCAAAATGCGAGGAACGCGTTCAAAGCCGTGCAGCAACTTGCACCCGATCTGATGGATACCGTCGAGGCGCAACTCGGGAACAACCCGGCCTTCGTGCAGATCATGGCGCGCGTGGGGGCGCAGCTCGGCGAGGACAAATCGATCAGCGGCGGCAACGTGACAGCCGGCGTCGACATCAACCAGCTGCTGGCCCACCCGGCGTACAGCGACCCGAAACACGCCGAGCACGCATCGATCACCGCGAAGGTCAACGCGTTCTTCGCCAAGCAGCCGGGCGCGAACAACCCCGTCTGAACGGCGCGGGTGGAGGCTGCGACGTGGTTGGGGGCTCCCGGCCGACAGCAGTCGAAGCGAGTGGAAGCCTCGCACCAACATCATGAGATTTCAACGCGGGCACCAGTGGACATTGCATGCCACAGGCCCGCACTGGCACGCGGACACCCTGAACGCCCGCAGGGTGTTGCGCGAGCCGGCAGCACCACCGTAGCCAGGCCCGCATCGCGGACACCCTGAACAGGCCGAACGCAGCGTTCAACCCTTCAGGAGCCCGCAATGACGGCCACCGTTACCACCCAGTTCGTCCAGCAGTTCGACGCCTCGCTGCGCACCGCCGTGCAGCAGCAAGACTCCCGCCTCATGAAGACCGTGACCGACCGCGGCACGATCGAAGGCGCGACGTTCACCATCAACAACCTGGGCGCCCTGGGCCTGCTCGACGAGAACGTCCAGCGCCACGGTGACACCCTCTGGTCCGAGATCGAGCACAGCGCCCGCGTGGCCGCGATGCGCGACTACTTCAAGGCCCTGCCGCTGGACCGCGCCGACATCCCGAAGATGAAGGTGAACCCGATCACCGGCGGCCAGTACATGGGCCAGCTCATCGCCGCGCGTAACCGCCGCATCGACCAAATCATCTACCAGGCGCTGCTCGGCAACATCACGACCGTCGACGGCTCGACCACGTACTCGCTGCCGAACACGCAGAAGATCGTCGGCGGCGGCACCGGCCTGACCAAGGCCAAGATCATCCAGGCCCGCGCCATCTTCCGCTCGAACGAGGCGGACGACCTGAACGGCCAAGAGCTGTTCATGCTCTACAACTCGGTCGCCCTGGGCCAGATCCTGTCCGACACCACGCTGACCAGCGCCGACTTCCTGGCCGGCCAGATGCTGCAGAGCGGCAGCCTCGCCGGCTCCTGGCTCGGATTCAAGTGGATCCCGTACGAGGGCCTGAACAACGCCACCGGCGTCTACAGCACCGTCGCCTACACGAAGGAGGCCGTGCACTTCGGCAAGGCCTACGAGGAAGGCAACGTCGCCGTGCGCCCGGACAAGAAGAACACGACCCAGGTCTCGATCGCATCGAGCTACGGCGCCGGCCGCCAGGACGAGAAGAAGGTCGTGCAGATCGACTTCCAGTGATCCGCTGACCTCGCCTTCACCCAACTTCTAGGAGCCCCTCATGGCTGATCTGAACACCGCGACCCGCACCCAGGTTGCCCAAACCGCGGGCGTGAAGTCGCACCCCGCCTCTTTCAACCGCGTGCGCGAGCTCATCATCGACACGCCGGCCGTCTGGTCGGCCGCGAACGGCGACACCGCCGGCACGTCGCTCGTGATCCCCGCCGGCTCGCGCCTGCGCTCCTCGGTCATCGTGTCGTCGGCCGCCGGCAATGCCAGCTCGACCATCTCGGTCGGCCTGCGCGACGCCACCACCAAGGTCGCGATCGACGCCACCGCCATCGCCAGCGGCGTCAGCATCGCGGGCGCGGCCACCGCCGGCTTCATCACCGGCACGAAGACGAGCAACGGCCAGTATTACGTGCTGCCGGTCGACGCGGAGGTGTACCTGACCTTTGGCGGCGCGACCCCGCTCGCCAACCAGCCGATCCGCATCGAGATGAGCTTCGTCTCCCCTTAACCGGGTCTCCTCGTCACCCGTACCCGGAACCCGCGGGTGACGCTTGAGGCGGTCTCGAAAGGGGCCGCCTCTTTTTCGTTTCAGAGGCACGCATGGCAACACCCGTCTCGATCTGCTCGAACGCGCTGCAAGCGCTCGGCGCCGCGCCCATCGCGGACTTCAACGAGCCGAACGACCGGGCCCGACTGTGCGCCAACCTGTACCCGGTGGAGCGCGACGCGCTGCTGCGCACCCACACCTGGAACTGCGCCGTGCGCCGCGTGCAGCTCTCGCCAACCACCGACGGCGTGGCCTACGGCTTCCGCCGCTCCTACCTGCTGCCGGGCGACTGGGTGCGCACCCTGAAGGTGGGCGGCTTCTCCGACTACACGACCGACTTCCGCCACGAGGGCCGACGCCTGCTCGCCAACGCCGACCCTCTGTTCCTGCGCTACGTCTTCCGCAACGAGAACGTGGGGGAGTGGGACGACTTACTGGTGCGCGTGATGCAGGCGCGCATGACCTACGCCCTTTGCTACGCCGTCACGAAGTCGACGAGCCTGCGCGCCGAGATGCGCCAGGAGTACATGCTCGCCCTGCAGGAGGCAAAGAGCATCGACAGCATGGGCGAGCCGAGCGACGAGTTCGCCGACCAGTCGCCGCTGATCGCCTGCCGGTACTGACATGCCGAAGGTTGCACTGCTCAGCACCAACTTCACCGGAGGCGAGTTCGCGCCCAGCCTCGCCGGCCGGGTCGACGTCGCCAAGTACAACAACTCGGTGAAGCGGATGGAGAACTTCCACCCGCGCATCCAGGGTGGCGCCCGCACGCGCGGTGGCTCGGCGTGGCTCGGCGCGGCCAAGGGCGACGGCCGGCTCATCCCCTTCGTCTACTCGCGCCAGCTCGCGTATCAGCTCGAGTTCACCGCCAACGCCGTGCGCTTCTGGCGCGCCGACCAGGCCCAGATCATGGCAGGCGGCGCGCCGCTCGAACTTGCCACTCCCTACGACCTCGCGTCGCTGGAGCGGCTGAACTACGAGCAGGGCGACGACACGATGTTCCTGTTCCACCCCGACTTTTTCCCGCGTCGGCTGCAGCGCCTGAGCGACGCTTCGTGGCGGCTGGACGCGGCACCGTTCGTCGTGCAGCCGTTCACCGAGTCGGGCTACCAGCCGACCTCGGACGGCGCGCTGTCGGCCGCATCGATCGGCACCGGCCGCACCCTCACCACCGCCACGGCCACGTTCCTGGCCTCGGACGTCGGGCGCACCGTCATCGCCGACTTCGGCTCGGCCGACATCACCGCGGTGGCGAGCAGCACGTCAGCCACCGTCAGCATCACCGCCGCCTTCAACGGCACGACCCTGGCCGCCGGCACCTGGCTGCTCGACGGCTCGCCGCAGGCTTTCATCTACCCGGCGGCGAAGGACCCGGTGGGCGCCACGATCGCGATCACCGCAGCCCTGCCACGCGCCGCCTCGGTCACGCTCAGCGGCACCACGACGCGCACCGTCACCGCCGCGGCGCCCGTCTTCACGGCGGCCGACGTGGGCCGGCGCTTCTACGCCGACGCGGGCGTGCTGAAGATCACCGCGTGGACCAGCACCACCCTGACGGGCACGCTCGAGTCGACCGCCGACTTCCTCAGCACCAC